TCAGAACCTTTATTAGCTGCAATCTCTTCGATTGCGTCCTCAAGCCACGCCTCCATGCGTGCTTTGTTTTTTGCACTTCTCGCGCCGTAGCGACGAAGCGATTGTATGAATCTTGATGATGCAGCCATTACAAATGGCTTTCATTTCAACTAACCTCCCAAGATAAGCCGCGTGATGACGGATGACTGACTTTCCCCACTCTGATCACAGAGAAGGCGTAGGTGATCAGCGACCTCTGGTTCCACTCTGACGGTGATGGCCTCGCGTGGATAAGGTCGTGGTTTGCGTCCAGACCCATCGCGCGCGCCGCCGTGTTTCTTCTCCTTACTCATTTTTTTTTGATGGGTAGCCTGGTTTCAATTCGTCGAGCAAATCAAGTGATTTTTCTATGAATTCCAACCAATCCTCTTGTGTTAATTCATTAGGGTCACCATCGCGAGTGATTCTTATTAGTATGTCTCTAAATTGTTCTGCTAGCTTCAAGTTGAAACCGCCTCCACAATCGCCCGCCTGAAAGAAAAAGGTTTCCCAAAACTTGCGCCACCCCCAAACTTTTTCTCTCATTGCACCAGTGTAAGCTTCCTCCACCTCTAAAGATATGCCGGCATGTGTTGGATCTAAATAAACCATGTCATTATTTTCTGTGCAGTCATGTTTTGTTTGCAGTCTGCTTAGTGCTTTTTGGATGTTGTGAATGTCTTCTCCTATGCTTGATGGCATAATGATGATTTCTTCTTTTTCTTTCGTTTTCATGGTTTGTAGTGTTTATTTAACTTGTTGCTGTGTTTCCCAAAGGATCTTGATGATGTGGTTCTGAGCCTCTAGATTGGCCCTTAAAAGAGTCAACTGATCTTTTGCATTTTTGTGGATGCAATAAACGAAGTAGGGCATGAACAGTGTGCAGAATCCTAGAATTAGGATAATAGGTATTAAGACGATTGTTAGTATTTCCATTTTTTTGTTTCTTTCTGTTTTTGTGTTTTGTTGTGAGCGGTTTCTCTCGCTCGTTGGACACATACTACTTCAATCTTGGTTTATTGCAAGCACTATTTCATCTTTTGTTCGTTTATTTATTCAGGCTCTACTCGCTCATCAAAGGCGAAGACTTTAAATATGGATGCCGCGACGACTTGCATGGTTTCATTATCGAAATGATGGTTTCCGTAATGGGGTTTGGATACAATGTAACGCCATTTGCCTGGGCTAACTTCTCGCTTCACCTCATTTTCCATGTGTTGCTTGTATGCCTTGGAGTGGTCGACAGGAATTTGCCACATGTCACTGTCGTGACGCATCAGCGCGGTCAATGTATCCTTTGCTAAGAGGTTACTAAATTTGATATATTTCCAGAATAACCCTCCAGTTGTGCGTGCGCGTTGCATGGATGAATAGGGTTTCATTACCCTACGCTTGCCGATCTTGGTGGCGTATCCGTTTGACTCCTCACCCAGTAAAGCATTCCAGGGATTAGGGTCAGATGGTGTCACCGCTTTCCGGCATTCCAGGGCCACGGTTTCTGGTCTGTATCCACGGTCTACAAAGACACATTTATTCGGCACCTTCATTCGTTCGCATAACATTCGCAGACCTTCCCACTCGTCGACCTTACCCTCATACAGTAATCGGCTCTTACCTTCGATTGTCCAAGCCCTCACAAGCGCCCAAAAATGGTTCTCTTGAACATCTACCGTCATAATTCTCATGTGTTCCTCTGGCCATTTCTCGCCATCAAAGTAATCTTTCTTTCGGTAGGCTTCTGTTGCCCCGTTCAGTGTCACGGTTTCATTCGGCTCGACCCATGACTGTGCGAGCCGCTTCTGTATAAACTGACGCATCGGCGCAAGATTGAATCGCTTGCGTGCGTCCTGTGCTGTGATCCATTCCATGACCAACTTGCTCCAGTCAATCCACCAGACTGCCATTGCTGGGTAGGTTGCTGCGATGCGTCCTGGCTTGGCGTTATTGTTGCGGCTGATGTATTCGCCGCTTGCTGATAGCTCGCGTCTGACTTCTGCTTTGTCTTCAAACTTCTCTTTGCAGTCTTCGTTGGCACACTCATAGTGGACTGTCTTCTTGATCTCTTCCCAGTCCCACTCTTCTGCCTCGTTCTTGATGTGCTTAAACTTTACTTGCTTCCATTGATACGTTTGGCGCTCATCACATGATGGGCATTTGAAACAGAAGTCGTGAATCAATGCATCTTCAAAAGCTCTATCAAACTGGTCACCCTCGCTGCCTCCCTGTGAGACTAGAACCACGCGACTGTTCCACCTGTCATGCGTTCGCCGGCGTGCTTCCTCAACCATCCCATCTTTCCAAATCCACACCTCATCACAAATCACCCATCGAATAGATTTGGATTGTAGGTTGGCAAGGTTAGCCCCTCCGACATGAAGCACCATGTGAGGAAAGAGGATTTCCCCTTTTCTAAAATTACCCCTTTGTTTTCCACTGGGTAGAAGGGGCGCAACTAAATCGTTTGACTTCAGTGAAGGATGGAAGCGGGTGTCGACCCAAGCGCGTGCGTCATCATCGGTCTGCATGGTGATGAGTGTTGGCCCAGGTTCCTCGGCGATGATCCACGGCAGCACACCTTCAAACATAGTCGTTTTTCCACTTCCGACTGGGGCCATGATAATCACTTCGCGGTTCTCATCATCTGCGATCTGTAGCATCGGCCAACGAAGCCAAGGTGTCGAGTCGATGTCGAAGTTCGGGCTTCGTGCTGACTGTGGCAGCTTGACATACTTGCACGCCCACTCAACGACGTCCATGTCGCTCGGTGGCGTGATAGCTTTACAGAATGCTTCTAGTGCGATGCCCATTTAATCTAAAAAGATGTTCCCCTCTTCGTCCATGCGAATCACTCTGATGTCGATGGCAACTTCTCTGCCTTCATGAATCACCATTTGATCTTCGACGAATTCAATAACGTCACCAATCTCTGGCTTTCGGTCGCGTGGGAACTGGATTGCCTGGCATGAGCTGTGCCACTCTGTGTCAAAGGTTGGATTGTAGCTGATGCAAACGTCCCAGCACCAGTCGTTCCAATCACGAACCGCAACCACTTCCGCTGTCTCTGTCTCTTTGCTCATCTTGTTCTTGCTCTTGTGTTTTCTTCTTACCGAATATCCTTTCCCAGCCAGAAGCATATTTGTCATTCTGTGGCTTGGTCTTGATCTTATCTCTTGTGATGTCGTTGCGTGCTGGCTTTCCCATTGTTCTATTTGTAAATTTTTGCCCAACCCTCTTCCAAAAGTAGTTGGTTGATGTTAGTGTTGCCCAAGTAGATTGTGGCCAACCACCTGCCATATTTGCCGGTGCGGTCTCGATGACTAACCATGAGGACGTCTTTGCCTTCAATTAGGCCGCGCAACCTCTCAGCAGAAACCAAACCCTCTGGCCGCTCTGGCCCGCGAATCTCTGGCGTGTCTATCCCTAAAAGACGAATCTTCTGGTTGAGCATCCAGTGGTTGAAACCCAAGTCAATGTCGAGGGTAATACTGTCTCCATCATATACGGAAACGCATCGGGCTTTATACGTGTAGAGGTCAATCATTTGTAAAGTTTGCTGAATTGGTCTGATAGTAAACCCATCAACTTGATGCCCACTTTGGAGATAACTTTTTTTGATTGTGCCGCTGGCAACCCCTCAAGCATGGCAGGTAGATCTGCCGAGAGCTGTTTGAGCCCTGCCTGCATCGCTGACCCGATCCTTGTCATATCATTCACGACCTCATCCTTGTGAATGTAGTCGCCTTCTAGAATCTCGATTTGTCTCAGCTTGTGGATGCCGTCGATCTGTGTTTTGAGCGTGCGTGCCGTGTCATAGTTTGTGGCGTTGCGAACCTGCGCCATTAGGTCGTGCTCTGCTTCCGTCGCCAGGTGTGGCGTTTTTGGTTGCTCGTCCTGTTCCCATGGAATGCCATTGATCCATGCGTGCGGTCGCTTCGCTTTCGTGTTGATGATGTAGTCTGCGAACTCTTCGCGGTTCTGAACATCAACGCCATCTGCCCGCGCTCTGCGAAGCGTTGCGGTGCTTACGCTGTAGTCGTCTGCGAGCTGTTGTTGTGTGAGGTTGGTTGGCTTTTTCATATTACAATTAATTTGTGCAAAAGAGGCGTTTTTTGACAATAAGTATAGACGACCGCGCCGTGGTCTTCTGCCAAGGAGACTCCTTGTAGGGGGTGGTCTAGAACCCCTATAGAATGGACGTTTGCGCGTCCCTCTAACTGTAGCTGTTCACTTGAGTATTCTAACATGACAAAATTATCTCCAAACTGGTTCTAACATTATTTACATTGTGACTACAGACTATTGTAGAAATCAGCGACCGGTTTCAGCACGTCCTTTATTTGCTCGCGCTCTGATGCTGGCCATTCTTCTGCTGGTCGTTTGCCTAGTATCTTATTGAACTTACCAACAAACGAGGATGTTGTTCTGACCAGCCCTGGCGATGGTTTCGGTGTGACGTCGCGCATGTATTCCATTTGCTTCTGCTCCCATATTCCTGATTGAGTCAGTAGCCGCTTATCCATAAGCTCACCACGTTTTCGATATGCGTCATAGAATGATAGGTCCTGCTTAACCTCTTCTGCTGTCATGTGTTCAGCCATGAAGCCAAACAGGTCTTGGCTGTGTATTTGTTGCGCCTTTTCAATGAGAGCGCCAACCCTTGCTGTCTTCTCAAAGGCTGCGTTGATGCTGTTACGCGCCCTAGCAACAGCCTCCTTTCTTTCGGTGTGAGCAATAGCAATGGCGCTGTGCAAATGCTGATCAATGTCTGTTCTTTGTATTTCCATAGGTGTATGCGTTGTTTTTTAGATTAAGCTGGTTTTGAACTTCCTTGGTGCATTTGCTTAATGCTTGTGGAGACATGCCCAAATCTTTCATCCTTTGTGTCATGCTTTGTCCTTGGCAGAGGGCGTCTGCGCCTAATGCATAAGCTACAGCCCATGCCCCCATCCGTGGACTGTCTGACTCTATTATGTAAGATAATACAATATTGAGTACTCTCATATACTGCTTACAGGCCTCTCTGTAATGGTTCTGCTCGGTCGCTGGCTCGTCGTCTGGGTAGACAAAATCTATTGATGGTTCATTCATGCTTTGCGTGGGTTGTGGTTGTGTTTGCTCAATGGTGCTTCTCCTCTTGCCTCTAGTGTGCGTTGTAATAGTGCCAATGCTCGCCATGCCACCTTTGTGGCGTGCAAGATGCCGTCGTCGTCCATGTGCTGATACTGCATGAGGTGACGCAGTAGCGCATCCGGCTCATCTGTTGACTTCTCCCTTGCCCAGTGCAGTGGCTCGCCCTTATTGTGCTGCTCGTTGCCCTTCTTGCTACATACAGAGACTTGCCAGAGTGCATCTGGAAAGTAATTGATTGCACCGCTAAATACAGGTGCTTGCTTGCGCTGCTGGTGCTTGTCTTGTGCTGTCTCTTGCTCAAGCTCAATGTCGCCCATTCCGACTGCTATTGGTTTGTATTTAGTGCGTGTGTTCATAGTGATTAAGCTGCGGGCTTGAGTTTCTTAATTACCTCTTGAATGAGCGGTTTGATTGCATTGTTTACACTCGCTTCATCGACCTTCTTGATCGCATATAAAACGGTGCCATGATCTCGGTTGTCGAAGCACTCGCCGACTTGGTTCAGAGACAGATGTGTTTTCTTGTATGCGAGCGCCATGCAGAGTTGCCGCGCAAATGCCGCTGGCTGTCTCCTGCTGCGTCCTAGAATGATTTCCGACTCCACACCCCACACGGATGATACGGCGCGTATAATCGCTTTTATTTGCGAAATATCTCTTTTGGCTGGTGTTATTGATCGCGCGTTCATTTTGCTAACTGGTTAGAATATTTCCGCTCGGTCTCGTATTGCATCCTGTAGGCAGCATCTGTGTCCCATTCCATCATTGATCCGCAGTAAACCCGCGCCCCGTTGATGTAGGTGTTGACTAGGTATTTGCCTTGTGCCGTGTTGTAATAACAACCACGCACGTTTGTCTGCGGGTGCATCTTTGGTTTCGGTTGCTTTGCTCTCAGCTTCGCCGTTGCTCGGCTGAGTGCTGCCATCTCTCTTGGTGTCCAGTTGTGGAATATGTTCATGTTTTTATTGTGTTAAATGTTATGCGCGATAGCTGGCCCAGTCGCAGTGGATGATGCCGCCAGTTTCCTCAAATCGGCTCCATGCGCTTCTGCCTACCTCCTCTGGTGCTTGCTTGATTGGTGTGTTGGTGATTATGATGGTGGATTTCTGATCCCCATAGCGGTGATCTAGTAGGTTGGTGAGTGTGCGTTTGTCGTATTCACTGCCTGCAAGCTCTGAGTATTCGTCCAGCACCAGAAACGCGCACGATTTGGCGTTCTCCATTGTCTGTTTCGACTCAATGGCGTCCTGTTTGACGTCGCTGAACTCGCCTCGGATGGCACGCATGAGATCGTGAGCACGGAAATATCGTGAATTTTTCACCTTGCTTGCCCAATAAGTCGCCATTTGCGTTTTCCCTGGGCCTCGGTCGCCGCAGAGAAGCAACATACAATCTGATCCTGTAGCTTTAGACTCAAACTCTGCTGCCTTTTCCATGCCCTTGCCTTTCATGTCGCCCAGCTTGCTTACGTGGCGCTTGGGGAATCCCCGTTTGATGAGATGGTCGCGCATAGCTTCAGAGGATGGGAACATTGATGCCGTCACCTGCTCCGGTGCTATGTCCGGCGCTGCTTCGATTAGCTTGTCCAGAGTGGGAAGAATGCTTTCCATTGCGTTGCTCATCTGGGAACAGCCCTTGCCATCCGTTTTGGATTGATTTGTTGATTGTGTTGATTGCATCGGTTTCGGTTAGTTTAGATAATTGTTTGTGTTGTTTCGTGATTGTGATTTTAGTCGGTGTCTTGCGCTTCTGCTTGAG